CCTTATTTGATCAAAACATTTTATAAATTTAAAAACGACTGTATAATCCTTACAGTTCTTGATTCAAAAAGAGAAAAACTATGAACGGCGATACACTTCTGCTCAATGCAGACGCACAACCTGTAAGCTTCTTACCGCTAAGTGTAATCTCTTGGCAGGATGCTATTAAGTATATGGTCCTTGACAAAGCGGCCGTATTAGAATGGCATGATGGCTGGATTGTGAGATCATCGAATTGGGAAACACAAGTGCCAGCTGTTCTGATGCTTAACGAATTCATGAAATGTAAGAACACTGTTCGCTTTAGTAAGCAAAACATTTTTCTTCGTGACGAACGTTCATGTCAGTATTGTGGTGTAGAACTTACTTTAAATACATTTACAATGGACCATGTGCTACCAATTTCTAAAGGTGGCAAGACTACTTTTGAAAACATAGTAGTATCATGTCAAACATGTAATGCTAACAAAGGAAACAATCACAGAATTGTTCCAAAGCGTAAGCCTTACAAGCCGGACTACTGGGAACTTGTAAATAAACGTAAGAAGATGCCATTTAATATTAGACATCATACTTGGGAACCTTATATTACAAGACATGTATAAATTCTTTTGGAAGGTCTTAGGCATTCTTAGTCTGGGAATGGCATACATCGGCGTTATTACTCCGGGTATTCCGTTCTCAGTCTTTATAGTGTTTGCTGCATACTGTTTTTCTAAAGGCAGTCCAAAAATGCACAATTGGCTTTACAATCATAAACTGTTCGGTCCATTCCTGACTAATTGGACAGAGCATCGTGTGTTCCCTACAAGATTTAAATTTGTTATGATTTGGATGATGATGATTAGTCTAGGTATCATGTGGGCTTCTAATATTAAACTAGTCGGAATTATTAGTACTTCTATTTTTATGTTGTTAGTAGCAATATGGGCGTGGAGGTATCCTGGATCAGTTGAAGAATACAATGCTCGTAAAAATCAAGGAAAGCGGATAGGATGGGTCAAATAAATACTCTTATTATTTAGGAGTACTTATGAAGAAGTTTTTCTTTTTATTGCTAGTACCATTTAGTCTATTAGCAAATCCAATCGACGATCTATGCCCTCAGTTTGTATTGAGAGGAGCACCAGTTAGTCAACAACCTAACACAATTTATTTGTGTAAACAAAATTATGCGTTAAACTATCGCACAGACACAAAGACTCCGGAATATGTAGTCGAGCATATTACGTTAGAATCTATTTCAGGACCAGCAAAAAGAGCCGACGACTTTCGCGCCGACCCTGGAGTTCCATTTGAATTTCAATCTCAGTTATCAGATTACGCCGGGCATCCTTATGACCGAGGACATATGGCCTCTGCCGCGGATAACACTCAAAATTCCGCAATAATGAGCGAAAGTTTTTTCTTATCAAACATGGTTCCGCAAAATCCAAATCACAATAGAGGAATTTGGAGACAACTTGAGATTATTGTTCGTAACTTAGTTAAAGAAGGAAAGGACTTATATGTTATTAGCGGAACTATTTACAATCCCGGATTCCATACTATCGGTGCTCATCATGTAGGTGTTCCGACACACTTATGGAAAGTAATAGTTGATAAGCAAGGAAGTGGTATTGCCTTCTTATTTCCAAATGAACCCGCAAGTGTAAAAGACTTACCTAACTATGCAGTAAGTATTAGAGAAGTTGAAACTTATACCGGTATTAACTTTATGCCACAATTAACAGAAAATCAATCATTTAAAGTTGAAGAACATTTCGATACCGGTGATTGGTTAGGTATTCAATAATCAAATACTATCAATAATGCTTTGATTAAATCTTCGATCATACCGTCATCATGCAACGGAGTAGGTGCAAATCGTAACCGCTCCGTTCCTTCTGGGACCGTTGGCGCGTTTATTGCTTGTGAGTAAATGTCGAATTCATTAAGCAATCTATCACTAATTTCTTTACATCTTTTAGCATCACCTACTAATACCGGAACGATATGTGTAGTAGTATCCATTACCGGAAGTCCTGCTTTTTTAAGACGATGTTTTAATTTCTTTGCACGCTCTTGATGCTTATCTCTGAGCTCTTGATGTTCTTTTAGATATTTGACCGCGGCTAATGCACCGGCACACGTTACAGGACTCATTGATGTAGTAAAAATGAATCCTGCCGCTACAGAACGTATGGCATCAATAATAACTGCATCAGCAGCAATATATCCGCCTTGGACTCCGTACGCTTTACCTAGGGTACCGTTGACAATGTCGACCCTTCCCTGTAAACCCAATTCTTCTAGCTTCCCAGCGCCGTGGTCGCCATAAAGTCCGACTGCATGTACCTCGTCAATATAGGTAATTGCATTATATTTATCGGCTAAATCGCAGATCTCTCGGATCAAGCTAACATCTCCATCCATTGAATATACACTTTCAAATACAATACAAGGAGTACGATTTGCATTAACACTAGCTTGCAACATTTCTTCTAGCATTTGCATGTCATTATGTTTAAAGATAGACTTTGGTGCTCGACTATGGCTCATTCCTACTATCATACTATTATGATTTTTGCTGTCACTAATAAATTCGATATTAGGAATAATTTTTGCTAATGCTATCAAACTCCATTCATTAGCAACATATGCACTAGTAAACAATAAACTTCTTTCTTTCTTATGTAATGTAGCAAGTTCGTGTTCAAGTGCAACATGATAATGTGTTGTTCCGGAAATATTTCTAGTGCCTCCTGCTCCTGCTCCTGTCATATCTAATGCAGTATGCATAGCATCGAGCACAACTTTATGTTGTCCCATTCCTAGATAATCGTTACTACACCAGTTGACAATGTTTTTAATGTTATAAGGCCCATACCATATGGCGTTAGGAAACTTGCCGTTTTCACGTAAGATATCATTGAATACACGGTACTTTCCAGTATCTTTTAAATTTTGAATAAGGTTTGTAAAAGGAGTTTTATCTATCATGCCAATATTTACTATAAATACTTTAACCGGAAAACTATTATGAGAGCTAACGAAATTATTAGAAGTATCATCGATTTAATAGATGACATTGACGGTGGAGGTACTCCATCTGTGAATATCGCAATTAATTCAACACCGATTGAACCTCCTGCACAACAAGAACTAGTTGCAACACCAGTAATGGTTGCAGGACCAAATGAACTAGAAGCTGACGATTTTCAAGACGATATTCGCAGATTTAAACAAATTGTTGATCTAATGAATCACAATGAGACAGACGGAACAATGAGTCCTTTTTCAAATGCTCCAAATGAAACATATGCAGATATAAGTTCTGTAACTAGTGATGCAGGCGGCGGTGTTAATAATCCAAAACATCCAAGTGACCAACGAGTACAACATCCTAGTTTGTATCCCGGTTATCAACATAAAATCGGAGAGTAATATGTCAGCTAACGGTATTGCACATCTTGGATCAAAACAATTAAAACAAGAAGGTAAGCTAACTATTGCAGAAGCAAAACGACAGGGAAAAACTGTTGCAAGAGATGGAACAATTAGCGGTAGTTTGAATACAACTAAAAATTACTATAGAGTATATAACGTCCTAAATTTAGATTTACTGTCTGCAAAATATGTAGGGGATACTGCTACAGACGACGGTGCCGATTTAGAACCACATCGTCCTTGGGAGCCACAACCTTAATGGGAGTTCAAGATCCTAATTCAACTAATTACGTTCATCCTCACGAAAGTCATCTGCTCGATTTACATAATGCAATGACCTATAATGCGCTAGGGGAACCTGTTCTAAGAACAACTTCGGGTGCAGCAGCTACAGCAAACGATGCGTTCGGTCGACTTCGTGTTAGTAATCCTTTTACATTATTTGATAGTTTTCATCGATTTCAAGATAATGGAAGAATCGGTGCAAGTCAAGCGGGTAATGCAACAAGTACATTCGATAGTAATTCTGGAACAATTTTATCAACAGTTACTGGACAGATAGGTGATTTGGCTATTAGAGAAAGTAATCGTGTTTTTGCATATCAACCTGGGAAAAGTTTACAAGTTATTGAAACGTTTTGCTTGGCTGCTCCGCAGGTAGGGTTGAGACAACGATACGGATATTTTGATGTTAGTAACGGAATTTATTTAGAACAAGACGGGCTCAATTATTACATTGTTCGTAGATCAAGTAGCAGTGGTACTTTAGATAATCATAGAATATCCCAATCTGACTGGAACGTAGATCCTCTAACTGGTGCCGGTATATCAAGAAAAACTATCGATCTTACAAAGGCTCAGATTTTTTGGATGGATATCGAATGGTTAGGTGTCGGTAGCGTAAGATGTGGATTTGTTATCGACGGTGAGTTTGTTCAAGTGCATCAGTTTAACCATGCAAATTCGGTAACTACGACATATATGACTACTGCGTGTTTACCTGTGAGATGTGAAATTGAAAATACTGCAACTAACAACATGACTAGTAGTTTACGTACTATCTGTGCTACTGTCATATCAGAAGGTGGATATGAACTTAGAGGAAAACCTCATTCAATCGGTCACGAACTAGCATCACCTAGAACTAATACTAATCAACAAACAGAATATCGTCCTGTGTTATCAATTAGATTAAAAGCTGATCGATTAGGTGCGATTGTTATTCCTAAGAATTTTAGTATTGCCCCGACTATTGCTAAGAATTATAGTTGGAGATTAATCAGCAATGCTGTTACTGCTAACGGTCAATGGTTTTCTGCAGGTGATGATAGTTGTGTTGAGTACAATTTAACAGCAACTAGTTATTCAAACGGAACTGTTCTTGAACAAGGCTATATTATTGTTACCAATCAAAGTGGAACTGCTGTGTCTCTGCAAGATTATCCATTCAAATTTCAGTTAGAAAGAAACACATTAACTAGTCCGGCTACAAGATATGAATTTATCATTGCAGTTGCTTGTACAGATGCCGGCGGAACTGTTAGTTCATTAAACTGGGAGGAGATTACTTAAATACTATGAGAGCAAGTGAATTTACAGAAAACTTTGCTGATGGTAAAGTAAAAGGCAAAAGTCGTCCGGGTCGTGTAAAACGTGCTGGAGCAAGCTGCAATGGTTCTGTTACTGACCTAAGAAGCAAAGCTAAAAATAGCAGTGGTGAACGTGCTAAAATGTATCACTGGTGTGCTAATATGAAATCAGGAAAAAAGAAATGAGAGCAAGTGAATTTATTACAGAAAGTCTCCGCACAGAAAACCCTTGCTGGAAAGGTTATCACCCAGTAGGTACAAAAAAGAAGAATGGCAAGACTGTTCCTAACTGTGTTCCTAAAAATGAATCAGCAGTTGAAGAAGATTGGCAAAAAGCTAACAAAAAAGATAAAACTGATGGAATGAGTCAAAAAGCTGTTAATGCTTATCGCCGAGAGAATCCAGGTTCAAAATTAAAGACTGCTGTAACTACAAAGCCAAGCAAACTAAAGAAAGGTAGTAAGGCAGCTAAACGTAGATCAAGTTATTGCTCACGTTCAGCAGGACAACAAAAGATGCATAACATTAGTTGTTCAAAAACTCCGGATAAAGCAATTTGTAAAGCTCGCCGTAGATGGAATTGTGAAGAATGAGAGCACGTGAATTTTTATCAGAAGGTATGGATCCAAAGAAAACTAATCAGATCCTCAAGTCCTTTTTACAATTTGCTAAAGAACATATCGGTTTAGAACAATTACCAAGAATTAACTTTGTTCAAGGATCCGAAAGAAGTGTTAAAAATCATTCTTTCGGGGGCTATGGCAATCACGAGATAAACATAAGTGTAAGCAATAGACACATAAATGATGTCCTAAGAACCCTTGCACACGAACTTGTACATTACAAGCAAGATCTAAATGGCGAATTAGATGGACCAGATCCGGGCGCAACCGGTAGTCCACAAGAAAATGAAGCAAATGCAACAGCCGCTGTAATTCTTAGAAACTGGGGTAAACAATATCCGGAATCATTTGCACTTCCGCCTATTGAATAAATAAAATGTAGTTCGCGGAATTGGCGTTCCCAACTACTCTAATACTGTTAAGGAGTATCAGCGTGAATATTTATCCATCATTAAAATCAGCCCCTTATGTTTATATCTGTATCCATAAAGAAACAAATGAATTCTATATCGGTTATAGATATAAAAATGTAGCTACAAATACCACATCAGATAAAGATTTTCCAGCATATAAAACATCTTCGAAACAAGTAAAACCTCATTTTGAAATGTTTAATTGGTTTATTGTAGCAGAATTTTTCAATGATGAAGATGCCTACGACTTTGAACAACAACTAATCTACGAGCATTGGAATAATCCTTTACTATTAAACAAGAGCTGTCAACATCAACAAAAAAGATTTAAAAGAGATAAAGACTGGACTCTATCAGATATAGCAAGAGAAAAGATTTCTAAAGCAAATAAAGGAAAAACTTTTTCTAAAGAATGGAAAGAAGAGCAAAGTCGTCGAGTGTCAGGCGAAAATAATCCAATGTTTGGGAAACCCGGTCCATTTAAAGGAATACACCATACCCTAGAATCAAAAATAAAACTTAGCGAAGCGGCTAAGAGACGACCTCCTATTTCGGAAGAAACTAAACAGAAACTATCTAATGCAGCAAAGGGAAAGAAGTTATCAGAGCATCAGCGGCAACGTATAAGAGAATCAAATTCGACAAGAATAGTATCAGATGAAACTAAAAGAAAGATCAGTGAAGCAACTAAGGGGCGTATACCGTGGAACAAAGGACTTAAAAGTAATACTTGACTAATAATCAATTTGACATTAACATAAATAATTATATGCGTAAAAGTACAAGATCAATTTTACAAGAACTAAGCGACATCGGAATTAGTCGAGACACAGATCTAATAATCGAAAGTCGCGGATCAAATATT